ATGTCTCTTACCATCGGAATCGTCGGACTGCCGAACGTCGGCAAGTCCACCATGTTCAATGCCCTTACCCGCAACAACGTGCTCGCCGAGAACTACCCCTTCGCGACGATCGAACCGAACACCGGCATCGTGCCGCTTCCCGACGGCCGTCTGCCCGTGCTCGCCGAGCTCGTGCACACCGAGAAGATCGTGCCGGCGACCGTCACCTTCGTCGACATCGCCGGTATCGTCAAGGGCGCCTCGGAAGGCGAGGGCCTCGGCAACAAGTTCCTCGCGAACATCCGCGAGGCCGACGCGATCTGCGAGGTCGTGCGCGCCTTCGAGGATGACGACATCGTCCACGTCAACGGCCACGTCGACCCTGCGGACGACATCGACACGATCAACACCGAGCTCATCCTCGCCGACCTGCAGACGATCGACAACGCGCTGCCGAAGCTCGAGAAGGACCTGCGCGGCCGGAAGATCGAGCCGTCGTACATGGAGGCCGTCAAGCAGGCGAAGACGATCCTCGAGTCGGGGCGCACGATCGACGCGGCCGCGCAGGCCGGCGAGATCGACAAGGACGACCTCTACGACCTCCACCTGCTCACCGCGAAGCCGTTCATCTACGTGTTCAACGTCGACGACGCCGAACTGACGAACGACGAGTTCAAGAAGAAGCTCGCCGACTCGGTCGCGCCGGCGCCGGCGATCTTCCTCAACGCGCAGTTCGAGGCCGAGCTCACCGAGCTCGACGAGGCGGACGCCCGCGAGATGCTCGACGACGCCGGACTCAAGGAATCCGGCCTCGACCAGCTCGCGCGCGTCGGCTTCGACATCCTCGGCCTGCAGACCTTCCTGACGGCGGGCGAGAAGGAGGTGCGCGCCTGGCAGATCCACAAGGGCTGGACCGCGCCGCAGGCCGCAGGCGTCATCCACACCGATTTCGAGAAGGGCTTCATCAAGGCCGAGGTCGTCTCCTACGACGACTTCGTGGCCGCCGACGGCTCGATGCCGAAGATCAAGGAGGAGGGCAAGCTGCGCCTCGAGGGCAAGGACTATGTGATGCAGGACGGCGACATCGTCGAATTCAAGTTCAACGTCTGAGCGACTGTAGCGTCACGATACGAAAACGGCGGAATTTCAACGGTTCACAGGTTGTGAACGATACGGAATCCGCCGTTTTCGCGTCTTGGGCGAAATGGCGGAACGAGCCACGTCCGCGACCGATTGCGCCACGGATAGAGTGCTCATAGAGTGCCCTAGTGAACAGGACACCCAAACGGCGCACGACGACGCGCTCTCCGACCACAGGAGACCGACATGCCAACGACACGACGCACCAAAGGAGCCGGCAGCGTATTCCAGGACAAACACGGCATCTGGCACTTCCGACGCGACATCGGAGCCGACCCCGTCACCGGACGACGACGCGTCGTCGAAGCCAAAAGCAAAAACAAGGCGCTCGCGCGCCAACGCTACGAGGAGAAGGTGGCCGAATACCAGCGCACCGGCGTCCTTCCCGGCGCCAAAAGCCCACGCGTCGCGGACTACGCCGAACGCTGGCTCGCCGACTACCGCACCCGCGTCAAACCGAACACGTACACCACGCGCTCCGGACGCATCAAGGCATGCTGCGAGGTCATCGGCTCCATCCGCCTCGACCAGCTCACGCCCGAACACATCAGGCTCACGATGCGCACCCTCGGCGCACGCCTCGCCCCAAGCACGCTCAAGGACCACTACGTCAGCCTCAAGATGATGCTCGACCAGGCCGAACTCGACGGCCTCATCCCGATCGACCCATGCCGCAAGGTCAGACCACCCCGCGTCGAACAGACCAAGACACGCATCCTCGACCCCGACCAGCCCAGAAAACTCATCGAGGCGGTCCCCGCCATCGGGCACACCGAACACGGGCCATCGGACACCGACGACGACACGGAGACATGGACGCTGCTCTTCGAGATCGCCTTCATGACCGGACTGCGCCCAGGGGAGCGACGCGCACTCATGCCCTACCAGCTCGAAACACGACGCGGCATCCACGGCATCAACGTATGCCAGCAGATCCAACGCTACGGCACACCCGACCGCGCCGTCATCCCGAAATGGCTCGACGCGACCCACCTATGGGGCGCCCTATGGCTCACCACACCCAAAACCGCCGCCGGACGCCGATTCGTACCACTGCCCGACGGACTATGGCAGCGTCTGCACGACCGCATCCGCAGACTGCACATCGGCGACCACGACCTCGTCTTCACCACCCACCTCGGCCGCCCCGTCAGCGACAGCAACGAACGACGGCACTTCAAGGCCGCGCTCGCCGCCGCCGGACTGCCCGACGTCAAACTCTACAGCGCCCGCCACTGGACCGCCACGATGACCGCGCTCGCCGACATGCCCGACGACGCCCGCATCGCCATCATGGGCCACACCGACCCCGCCATGACCAGACGCTACACGCACCGCGACATCGTCTCCATAGCCGGACTCATGGCGCAGGCCATCCCCGACATCGCCCCCGACGTCATCGAAGCGGAGGTCATCGATGAAGACGCGTGAAACACCGACGGCCGCATCGCGGCGGCGCTCCGCAATCAGCCGTCGGCGCGCTTGCGCGGCCTGCCGCCGCCCACGCCGCGGCCCGGGCGCGCCGCGTTCCACGCGTCGATCGTCTCCGTCTTCCAGCCGCGCGTACGGCCGATGTACGCATCCGGCTCGGGCAGCTTCAGGTTGAGCAGGCCGCCGGGAGTGATGCCGAGCCGCTCGGCGACCTGCTTGACGCCCAGATACCGCTCAGTCATGCTTCGCGCCTCCCATCAGCGAGAACACCGCGGCGATGACCGCGCAGCCGAACGTGACCAACGACGGCCATGCGAACCACGCGCTCGCGGCCGTGCCGAGCGCGAACACCGCGCCCACTACCGATTCGTACCTCATGATGCCTTCGACATGACCATGTGCGGAGCTAGTCTAGGGGAGAGGGTTTCCGGATACTTGGGATATTCGGAAACCCTCGCTCTTACTTCTTCTTGGGCTTTCTCCCGACCTTGCCGATGGCCGTCAGCAGCGCCGCGACCGATTTGACGAGCGCGGCGAGCCCCGCGAAGCAGATCCCCAGACTGGTGATGATCTCCGCCGGTGTCATGTCACCTCCTTTCTTCGTTGACATATCTATAGTAACTAAGTTACTATAGATATGTCAACACGACACGCCGGGAGGGATGTTATCTGGTCTATGCGTGCATGGCGTCACGTCGACCTATGTCCACAAGCATGTCTGCACTATGAGAAAAACGTGCTCGCGGGATAGGGAAGTGGTATGGTGAAACCGGTCCTTGTGAAAGGAAGGATCCGTCTTGGCTAGACGTTACCTCGCCGCCCGCCGGGAATGGCGTTTTAACCCGGCTAGTCCGAGTTGCCGGACAATAAGAATTGCATACACGAACGGTAGCGCCGTAAGCCTTCGCGAGAGGCAGCTAGTGGGGGTGTCATACTTGCGGGTGGACACCCCCACTTAATTCCTTACTTCATCGGCGGATACTCGTGGGGGAGAGGCATGGCCAACAGAACGACCGGATTCCAAAAGGACGTGAAACGCGTCATCGAGGAATGCGCTCTGATGTACAAGAACAATCTGCTGAACCGTTACGTCTTGTTCGGCCCCACCGATGCCACGCGCCCATACGAGATATTCTTCCCGGCGGATTGCTTCTTCCACTTATGCGGCATCGAATACAAAAACAGTCGACAGCGCGTATCCGCAGCTAAATTCTTTGATCTGGCATGTCAGGGACGAATCGACGCGAACCTCTTCAAACCGAAGTACAGCAAGCGAACCGACGACAAGCTTTCCATCCTCTACTCATTGGTCCGCATTGATGCCACGGCAACGAAAATCGCTCCATTCCCGTTAGTTCGATACGGCAAAACAAACGCAGACTACATCATCTACAACAACAATTCAGTCGTCATGGCCGTAAGGCTCGACCGGGGAGGCTCAGGCGCGCTTGTGCCATGCTCCGCCCTCAAAGACAACGTGCGCAAACAAACAGAAGAAAAGAACATCGGGCTCGTGCTGAAAACGGAACCATCCGAAAAACGATATACGATAACGATCCGACCTAAAAAGGAACTCTCCGAACAACAGCAGTCAAACAAAAGGAAAGTGCTCAGCAAATACCGAGGACCATGCATGCCGCCGCGCATATAGAAAACCAGCGTCAACGCGAAAACCGCTGCCTTTGATCACTGCACCACCAGCCGCGGATCGTCATGCAGGCGCTCGCGGAACGCCTCGATGGCCCACGGCAGCACGTTGAGCTCCCGCGCCATGCCGACCGTGTTGCCGTCGTACACGGCCTCGGCATACGCGTACTCGAGCGGCGAGATCAGCATCGCGGCGGCCTCGATGTCCGCGCGTCGCTCCGTCCACCGGTCGCACCGGCATCCCGCGTCTCGATGCCGCGCATGGCTGATCTCGTGTGCGAGCACGCACCGGCGCTGCACATCCGTCAGCCGCGAGTCCAGGACGATGAGGTCCAGACCGGGCGCGTAGAAGCCCTCATAGCCGCTAGGCAGCTTCCGTTCGGTCACACGCGCCCAACGCGACGCCTCCATAAGCAGTTCGTTCACGATCGCACCTCCTGCGTCCGGGCATGCGTCATAGCTTCATGGACTCCTTGAGATGCGCATCCACATCGGCGATGCCGGAGGGGAACCCCATTCTGAGGAAGATGTCCGACGCCTGACGGGGGAGCTTCACACCGATGGAGGACATGAGCGATCGCAGCTGCCTGAGGAACTCGACGTAGTCCACTCGAGTGGTCACGAGACGGAGATCCTGCACCAGCTGGGCGAACGAGTTGTTCGCGCCATACGGCCTTGCGCAGTACAGACGCTCGTCGTGCGCGCAGATATTGCGGAAATCCTTGATGCGCCGGTACGCCGAGTCTATCCTGTGCGGCTCGATCGTGACCGGATGCTTGTGGGAGTCGTTGTACAGCCCCTCGAAATACCGCGCGACCGCGCCTCTGTCCTCTCGCGTCATCGCCCGGAACAGCGAAGCGACCTGTCCCATCATCATGTCGTTGGCCATCACCCACAATGGGATCTCCCCGTTATGCGCGACCGCGCAATGGTACAGATACTCCTTGCCCCCATGCGTCGGGGGAGTGCTGCTCTTGCGGATGATCTTCTCCAGCTGTGAGATCACATACGCCACGTCGCCGCTCTTGCCCGGATCATCCGAGTAGTTCGCGGGATTGAGGTAGGCGTTGACCTCATCGCGGTGCGATTCGGAGAAGCAGTAGGCGCATGCGGTACGCAGCAGCGTCTCCGCCACGGTCAGCGTCCTGAGGCACAGGAAACGAAGCTTGCGGTCGAACATGAACAGGCTGTAGATCCCGTTGAACGACGTCCACGGCTGATACCGGTCATCGCCCTCTGCGCGGCTCGCCTCCACGTCGAGGAACGGGTCCTTGTACCCGTTCACGACCGAATAATACCCCTCGCGCGCCAGCAGCTTCGGCGTCTGGCGATCGGTCTCCACGCCTCTGCTGCGCAGCAGGGCTATCTGATCGTCGATGGACGTAAACGGCTTGAACATGCCCCATTCCCTCCGAATGCACAAAGACCACCAACCGAAATCCGGAAGGTGGTCTTTGCGAACTGAGGCGTACCCAGCTTTATCACGTATGCAATCCTACCGAATCCAATGAAGACGCGCAATAGGCTCAGCGTGTCGACAGCGCGACGATGCCGCCGCGCCGCAATCACTGCCGCTTCATGCGCACGGTCACCGTGGTGCCCATCGCCGTCGCCTCGAACGAGATCTCATCGCTCGCCGCCGTGTAATGGAACTCCTTCGCGTCATCCCCGCTCGCCAGCAGCGCGCTCGCCATCTTCTCCGTGTCTCCCTTGCTCGTCCACGACCAGTCGCCGGCTGCGGTCGGCGCCTCATACGAACCGACCCAATACAGCGAGGTCGACTCCGGCTGCACCCAGTTCACGGTGATTGAATCTCCGGCGATCTCGGCGTCCATGCGCATGCTGTCGCTGTTCGCGTTCGTCTGTGTCCACTTGCCGTCCAGATCCGCCGGCTTCTCCACCGGCGTGGATGATTCCTGTGACTTCTGCGGCTCATTGCCCGCCGACGACGCCTGACCGCCATCAGAGCCACAGGCCGTGAACGTCGCGCACAACGCGACCACGCACGCCACGGCTCCCAAAGACTTCAACCTCTTCATGATTTATCCCTTTCTCAATTGGCCCGTCTTCAGGACGGGCTTATGAAGGCGCCCCAAACGACCTGCGCCATAACCACCCCGCACCCTCATGGACACGGGAGACCCCGCGATGATACGAGGCCAAAACTCACTACGGCAGATCTTCGTAAGCAATCTGTTCGCGTTCGATGTCGCCATGTTTCGCCGCGACATCGAACTGATCAATATGATCCGCGATGTACGCGGCCTGCTCGTCCGCCGACCAATCCGACATGTCAGGCACATCGTCAGCGGTGTGCGTGTCCGCGAGCGCAGCGGATGCATCAGCGGAGGCGGCGCTCGCGGACTTGGCTGGCGCGTCGAGGCCGTTTTCGTGTCGGTAGTCGGCGATGACGTCCGGGTCCTCGGCGAGGTTCTCGGCATCCTGCACGATCTCGGAGAGCGGCATGCGCAGTGCTTCGGCGATGCGGCGCAACTGCTCGTAGTCTGCGACCGAATTAAGCTCTAAAATACGGCGCAGTGTCCCATAGGGCACGCCTGATTCCTTGGCGAGCGCCGGCGTCTTGATATCCCGCACGGCCATCGCCCTCTTGATTGCGATTGAGAGCGTCTTCGACTCAATCGTTGGGGTTCGTTTTCCGCTTGGCATAAGACAACAGTACTACAAAACGAATTGAAAGCGTCTCATATGAGACATGCCGATGTTGACGCGTTGACTCTCTGCGCGTAATATGTCTCATATGAAACAGATTGAGTCTTTATCTGAGCAGTTGGGTGTGGCGCTCAAGCAGGTGATGCTGGAGCAGCACATGGGACAGGACGAGCTGGCCAAGGCCGTCAGTGTCTCGCGTCGCACGATGAACCGCATCCTCAACGGCGACGTGACGGTCACCTACGACCGGCTCACCAGCATCGCCACGGCGCTGCACACGCGTCTGTCCGTCATTATCCAGCGCGCCGAGGCGCTCGCGTCCAAGGAGGGAGAAGCGAAATGACCACCACACATACCGCAGGCAGGTGGACGGAATGCCCGGTCTGCATGGCGAAGGACCGCATGCTGGACGCCTCGGCGGAGAACTACCGCCGCCGCATCGTCGACCATGCGCACTGCTCGCCGCTTGAGCGTGAACGCGAGGACGTCGCATACGCCCGCTACCGGCTTGCGTTCCATGAATGGGAGCGGAGCGTCGCCGACCATCGTGCGGCCAACGGGGAGGAGACGGAAGCGCCGGCGGCGGAGCCGGCCGAGACGGAGGAGATGGACGCGGTCTGCGAGCCAGGCACGGTCGAAGAGCTCGTCAACGTCTATGGCGGCCACATTGACAAGTGGCTCGAGGAGCTGCGCGCAAGGAGCTTCGTGCAGACCGCCGAGCCCATGCCACAGTACCGCGACGCATACGAACGGATGTGGTACGGCGACGTGCCCGAAGTCACGCTGCCGCCAAGCTTCGCCTACCTCAGCCCGATGACGCTGACCCACTGCGCCCGCGCCATCGGCCTCTACCAGCGCCTACTGAAGAATCCCGTTCCCGCCTTCGACGACTATCCGGCCCAACTGGCGCACCGCCTGATGGACGCGTTCGACGACGCCGCCGAAGCACGCGAAAACGCGCTCGCGGAC